GCCCATTCGGTTAAGCTTTCCCGGACCCACGGCCACAACTTCAAACCGCGCCGGTTTGCTTCTGCTCACATCGGAAACATAGACGCCGGATTTGGTTTGCTCTTTTTTCTCATACTTCAAAAAAACAAAATCTGATAATGGTTGCATTTTTTATTTAATTAATTTATTTCTCCCGACCTTTTATTTTCTCAAAACATCAACCCACAAACTCCACCCCCCATAAGTCACTAAAAAACTGACTATCGCAATCACTAAAAACCATATCCCCGCCCCGATGTTTTCGTTCATAGATTTTTATGCAGAGTAGCTTTCCGCCCGCTCTCTGCGCCCCGGCCAATTAAGCGACGCCGCTCGCCTCCGGTCAACTGCCACCTGAAAAGCTATTTCTCCCAACAACAGTTTTTGAATTTCTTCATCGATCCGCAAGGACATTTGTCGTTCTTGCTTATTTTGATTGGAGTCCCGTGATATTCGGGAACAGAATTTGAATCGATAAGTTGATAATGGCTACGATCTTCACCGGCCAATATTCTTCGGTTCATTTCTTCTTCCGACATTATTTCTCCGGTTCGATTATCCATATTAATCCTTCCAGGTTATTGCCTTCACCGCCCGCATTTGTGCGGTTTCGGCTTCAGTAATGGCCACGGAATAAAGCCTTTTTGCTTCGGGATTATCTGTCCCGGACCGTAAACTGTTCATATCGTCAATGATTTGAGCGTAATACGTTTTGATCGTTTTAACTCCCGAATCACCGCTCGGATTAAAAGTTAATCCGACTGCTTTTTCGCCGAATGTCAACTCTCTTTCTCTTTCTGTTTCTGTTTGTGGTTCTGACTGCATTTTATTTCGCCGCCTTATGAGCTGGCGTATTAATTTTTTTAAAACTTTTATTCTGCCAATTTCACCAACTACCGAAATTATATTTCCAGACGATCCATAATGTCGTCTAGGGCGACATTGGCTTGGTTCACCGAAAATGAAAATTCCCTAACCCTTTTCCCGATCCGGCACAATTCGGGTTTTGCTGAAGGCTCCTCCTCTTCCGCTTTCAGATCTCTTATTGCCAAGGCTGGCTCAAGGTCTTCGGTTAATTTTTTAATTTTTTCGCGCAACCATGAAATTTGATCAGCCAACCGGTCAAATTCAATCGCTACTTCTTTTTTCTTTCTGCTTCCATCGCCGATAGGATCACACTCATCGACAAACGTCTTTTTCTCAAAATTTTCCATATGAATTTATTTATTTTTTAATCTTGATTTCTTCGACATTTTCCCGATTGTTTGGGAAACTTCCCCTTTCGCTTCCGGATTTTCTTCCTTCCAGCCAAAACTTTTGGCGAATTCCGCTTTTTCGCGCATATTCTTGGCATCCGCCTTGCTGTCAAATATTCTTTCGTTGATCGTGCAGATCGTTGCTTCCGCTTGCTGCAGATATTCCGTCGCATCCGCGATCTGCGGTTCCAGTTCCTGCCTCACCGCCTTATATTCTTCCCGGGCTTGCCGCGTTTTATCCTTCGGTTCTGCGTCTTTGATTTTTTGTTGCAACGCTTCCCGGTTATCCATCGCCTTTTTTTGTTCGGCTTTTAGCTTGTCCACCCGGACCTGATCGAACGCCGCGCCGCACTCCAATCTCCAAGCCTTCTCCTCGCAATCTAAAATAAATTTGCTCCTCGTTTCTTCTATTTTTTGTGTATTCATTTTTTTGTTTTTAGAAGATTTTAGAAAATCACCCTTATTGAATGTTTGACTATTCGGCACCGGGATCATCATCCATCCCGCTATCTCCTTCGGTCTTGAACATCGACTTTCTCGCCTTGCTTCTTTTCTCAAGCTCGCCTTTCATAATCAGCGTATAAATATACGCCTGGACGGCCGGAGCGTTACGACCCACTGCAACGGCAATATCATCGACCCGATCACCCGCTTTCCACATCCGCATGATCTTTTCCTTTTCCTCTGGGGTGTATCGTTTTACTTCCCCGAAAATAGGCTTTTTGATTTCTGGCGGATTCAATTTAATTCGAGTGGATTTTTGCCCGGGTAACGTGATTATTTTTTCTTTCTTCGGTTTTTCCGGGGTGGGCGTTATTTCCGCGGACCCCTCCGCTTGTTCAATTTCTTCAAACAAAATACCTTTAATTTTTTCTTGGATATCTTGCGGTGGAATCACAACTACGCCATTTGCGAATTCTATTTTCATTTTTTTATAACCGCACCTTTCGGCAGCGGAAAACTACTAATAAGTATTTCATCTCCGACCCGGCCTTTGCCGCTTTTTGTTTTCGTTGTCCGGTACGACAGCGAATAATGTTTAATCCAAATCTTTTTCAAGTGCATCCGATAATATCGACCGTCCTTATCTTTATGCACGCCCAAAAAAGTTCCATTATCTAAACCCGAAATATATTCGCGCGAAAACATTTGTTTGCCGTTAATCCTTGCGACCAGCGCCAAAAACTGATCGATGGATAAATTCTTGCGCGACATTTTTTTGATTTCTTGTTCGGTAAACATTTTATCGGGTTGAAAATCACAAAACTTCGATATATTCCCACAAAATACCATTCACGATCTCCATTTGTTCGGGATATTCCTTGACCTTGGTACCCACCGGCAAAACCTTGATAACTTTCCCGTTTGGCGTAATCCGCAAATTCAATCCTATTTTGGCAATTACTTTGCCGTCCTGGATGTAATCCTTGGCGGCATAGCCATATACCCCTGCCGGCGGCGTCAATAAATTATCAGTCTTCACAAACCAGCTCTCAAAAGGCAAATAAATCGGCGGATGGTAATAAATTCCTTTATCGGCTTTTTTATCTCCCCAACTGTTTTGGAGGATTCCGTTCTTGTCCCGGCCATAACCGCACCTGTCGATTGCATGGTTCCACTGCGATTCGCCTGGTAATGGTGTCCTGACGTGGGCTTCTTGCCATCCGGGATTTGATCCGGTAAACCCACTAAGCAACATTCCATATAAAAAAGTGGCTTCATCCAATCTTGAAAGATCATCGACCATGCCATAAGCGCCGATCTTCCACTTGACCGGATCTCCGCCGCCCAGCGGCATCGCGCCAACCTTTTGCATAATCTGCAGCACTGCCCTGAAATACGTTCCTTTGACCTCTGGTATACCGTCAATCAGTTTGCATTGCTGATAGAGCCACTCTCCGTCAAATTCGATCGCAATCCCCTGTTTATAGGCCAAATATGACCGCAGGACCGCCCCGGCGTGTCCCACACATGACGGATTACTGCCTTGGTTATGAATCGGGATTTTGAACGTCCGTGGCATATTATCCGGAATTTCTGCGGGAATCGGAGCAACCGCTGACATCGGAAAATCACGAGCATCTACAGGGCTGGCAATCAACCCCGGTAAAAACAATTCTGTGTTTTGCATATTTATATAAAATTTATATTAGTTCCGGCTTGATCTTCATTAAAAGAACTTTCGCGGCGTTTTTACCATCCTCCGCTTTGAACATAACCGCCTTGTTATCATCGCCACCGACATTAATTTTCACTTCTCTAAAATCCTTCAACAGCTTTGCGACCTTTAGCAGCTCATCGCCGGCAACGATTATCTTGATCGGCTGATTTTCCGCATCCGCGATCAATTCGCTATGGTCCGGAAATTCATCATCGATCTTGCCAATCTCGTAAATCCGCTTGTTGGTTTTATCGGTAGCAAACAATGTTGCTGTTTCCGCTTCTTCTTTGCTGAAAAATACATTCTCCATCTCCGGCATATCCGGCAATTTCTTTCCGGGTTTAACCCCGGTCAAATTCAAGGTCATTGCCCCTTTCGGAAAAATCGCGCCAAACGGTATTTGCGGCGATGCTTTGGATGTAATTTCCGCATAGACTATTCCATCGGATACCGCGGCTTTGTTGCCGGCGATATGAACACCCAAATACGACGGCCGCACGGATAATTTTCTCGCTATGTTCTGCAACTCTAATTGTTTTTTAGACAACATCGGTTTATTTATTTTTACCGGCCGATTCGAATTCCTTTTGGCACTTAACGCATTTGACTGCTTTATATTCCCCCAGCGGCAATTTATTTCCCCAAAGGCAATTCGGGCAAGCCCAGTGCATAATTCTTCCGTTTGATCCGATTTTGACTTTTTCTTTTTCCATTTTTTTAATTGCTATTAATTTCTTCAATCCTGATAATGACTTTCCTTTCTCCGGTGTAATCGTTTGCCGCATGGTCTTTCTGAAACTTGGCCGCGGCGCTGATCCTGCTTGACGCTTCGACAGTTTCAAATTGATAATCTCCGGAATTTTCCGCATCCACCGTATCGTAAGTTATTCGAAATTTTGGCATAGATTTTATTTGGCTATTGGTTTTTTGTTGAATATTGTAAAAAATAATTTCCCGCATCCGTAGGGATAAGGTAAATTCCCGCCGCACCTTCCAAAACTCAAAATGAATCTGCCAATCTTAATCCTTTCGTGATAACATCTGCACCCGCACTTTCGGCAAACCGGCTGCTGCGCTATTGGTACCGTTTCTTCCTCCATATTTTTTATTCGAATAATTTTTCGGCAGCGGTGATTTCCCCGAACCGGTTAATTTTAATCAACTGGCGCGAGTTGAGTCTTTGCAAATACGTGTCCCGGCTTGATCTTTGGTACCCGGTCAATACGCTGATTTGATCTCTTGTATATGGGTTTGGGAAATAAAGTATCAAACTCTCAAAAATCTTTTTTTCTCCCGCCGGCAACGTCGCAAGATAATGATCACGCAATTCTTTTCCCGCCGGCAACGGACGGAAGTCGGATCCCAAATTATCCTGCCCGGCATTCGTCACAAAAAACTTATCACCTTGCTCAACCACATACACGCGCTGGCGCAATCTCTGCAAATACGTGTCCCGGCTGCTACGCTTATATCCGGTCAAAACCGTCAAATGTTCCCGGGTAATTCCTTCAGATCCAGATTGGGCCACGGCCATTAAAATTTGCTTTTCGCCTTTTCCGATCGTTAGTTCGCCAGAATTAGGCGTCAATCCGGTTTTAAGCGCAATAATTCCCCCTGGTTTCATATTCGAAAATTCTTTCGGAGAAACTTGATTTGTCTTCGCTGTAAACATCGGATTGATAAACTTTGCCAAATCCGCGGAAAACTTATTGACGCTCGTTTCAATGATCGCCGAATGATCCTTAATCTCCTTCATCATCCGCCGCATATTGCGTTCCGCAACCTTTAGTTTTTCTAGTGTGCGCTTTCCGACGGCCGGAACCTCGATGCGCTCTATTTTTGTTACCGGCGCGTTGGGATTCGCTTTTTTGGCCTGCGTGAGATCCCGCCGCAATTGCGTTATTTCCATTTTAAATTCCGCAATGGTCCTCAATTCCTTTTCCGCTTCTTGTGGTAAATCGGTAAGTTTTTTCAGGACGCTTTTGATCTTATCTGTTGGCGGCAGAACCTGCGCGACTATCCGCGATCCGGCTTTGGGATGGGTAGTTTCGACCGGTCCGGACACCAACTTGATAACTTCCTTGGAAATCGCCGGGCCGAAGGCAAAGAACTCTCCCGGGTCCAGTTGCCGCAGCGAAAAGAATTGATCCTTGCTGGTAAATCCCAACTCTTCGCCGGCGCGCTTCATGTCGATGTCCATTGTTGCGCGGCCGATAAGCTTGTTATTACACTCGGCTGCGGCATCTTTGGAAAGTTTAGAGATCCGCTGCGTGGCGATCACCGCGCAATATCCGCGCTTCCGGCCGCGGGATGCCAGATCGATCACCGATCCCAGTGCTTCGCTTTCTCCTTTCTCCGGCGCGAATACGTGGGCTTCGTCCAGGACCACAATGCATGAATGCCAGAGATCCTTGGGCGCGTTGATCATGGAATCCAGGAATAATTTGACGAAGTGCTTGCGTTCTTGCGGCGGAAGCTCATAAAGATCGATTATCGCCGAAACGTTTAGCTCAAGCAGCTTGCGAGCCAGGAGCGCGGCGCTGCGCGATTCTGCCGGCATATCGCCACCCTCGCCAACCAGGATATAGTCAAACTTTTCCCGCAGCGTAGAAAACTCGCCTTCCGGATCGATCACGATCTGCTGCACCTTGCCGTGCGACTGTTCCAGTATCCGGCGCAAGAGTTGGGATTTTCCGCCGCCGGAATTTGCCTGGATAAGCAACCGGCTGTCGATTAATTTCGGCACATCGATTGCAACTTCGTTGTTTAATTTGATTGATTCGTTCATTTTTTTAATCTCTTATCCCGAACAGCGGCCTTTGTTTTTTTTGGCCGATCATAAATTCCGAGCTGGCCGAAACTGTTTCGATTGCATTGACATCGCGCACTTTCTCCAATCTTTTTTGAAGCAAATAATCCCGATAATTTTTATACCCCTTCAAAACCCCATCCCTCTTCAACCGGTCAAAAAGAATTTCAATATTTGATTGTTTCAGTTGTTGACTAATCATTTTTCGCAATAATCAATATCTCGCACGCTTCAAGCTCGTTAACGCTGCTTCCCGCCGCCTATCAAATTTTTTGCACTTTGATCCCGTTGGGCTGGTAAATTGGTTCAGATGCGGATTATGTTTGCTTGAGATCTCTTTAACCGTCAAACACACAAGATTGGCAATATTGTTATTCGATCGATCTTTGTCTTTGTGGTGAATTCCGCAACCGATTGGTAATTTCCCGTTAAATTTTTCCCAGACATAAACGTGCAGCTGCTTTCTGTCCCCGGAAGTCGCCCGCCAATATCCGTCATTCCTTGCTGTAAATTTTCTGCCGCCCACAATCACGAATGGTTTAACCGGCTTGCTTCGAAGTTTGTATCCCCGGGTTCTGAAAACGTCATAGATTGCCTGGCGGGTTTTGCGATACATATTGCCAACTTCGGCCAATGATTTCGGCTTCCCATCCGGACCGCGGCGATACATCGCATACATCGCCGCTACCAAATCATTATTCTTTCGCCGCGGATGTTTGTTATATCGAATTTTATTGGCAACCTTTTCAAATGTTCCACTCATAAAATCATTTCCAAATTATTTTGGCTTCGCTATCGGCAAACTCGAGCCAATCGCCACCATCTTCAGGGATGCACCATATTCGACCCTTCGACCATCGCATTTGCATTCCCCGGTATGTTGGCTTTCCCCCGTTTTTTACTCTTTTAACGAAAGATCCTTCTTTTAAAGAGTCTTTTAATATATAAGGATTAGACCCCTGACCGTTTTGCGTCGTTGACCCCTGACCGTTTCGGGTACCTTTACCCCTGACCGTTTGGTCAGGGGTCTGAATGACCATAATAAGCTCAAAATTGATGTTTACCTCGTCAGCCCTTCCGGGATGTGTTTTTACGGTTATCAACTGGTTATCAACAAGCTCTTTTTTACGTCGGCGGGCTTCGCGAACAACACACCCCATCCGTCTGGCAAGATACGCGGCATTCCATTTTATGTTTTCCATGTTTGCCTTGGCGTATATACCAAAAAGGTGCTTAGCTCCCCAGCTAAGCGCCTTGCTGGCCATCAGTTCTTCTGGGATCGGAAGAAAACTGAATCCTAACTTTAAATTTTTTTGGTTGTCCATAGCGCAGACTATGTTTACGATTAACAATAAAACCCCTGAAGCCGCAGCAATCCTTTGCTGGCCGGATCCATAAAAAGCATGTCTCCATGGCCGATCAGTTGCTCGGCGCCGCTTTCGTCCAGGATCACCCGGCTGTCGATCTGGCTTGCCGTCATCAAAGCGATCCGCGTGGTAATGTTGGCCTTAATCCGGCCGGTAACAACCTCAACGCGCGGCGTCTGCGTTCCAATGACCAAGTGAATACCCACCGCCCGCGCTTTTTGTGCGATTTTGACGATAAGATTTTCAATGTCCAATCCGGACAATAAATCGTCCTTTCGCATCATCAGATCCGCGAATTCGTCGATCACCACCACAATCTTGGATATTTTATCAGCGTGAGTTTGGTTGTAATAATACATATTCCGGCATCCGGACGCCTCAAGCATGCTGTACCGTTCTTCCATTTCGCCGCAAAGCCATTGCAAGGCCTTGGCGGCCTTTTCATCATCAACGATGATTGGTGCCAGCAAGTGCGGCAAATCTTTGAACTGAGCGAATTCCACGCGCTTAGGATCGATTAAAATCATCTGGACCGCCTCAACCGGGTTGGTCATCGAAATCACCCTGATGATTGAATTAAGGATCACACTCTTGCCCGCGCCGGTCGTCCCGGCAATCAGCAAATGCGGCATATCGTCCAAAGCTCGAATGATCGTATTGCCATAAACATCAACCCCGATCGGAATGTTAAGTTTTCCGTCATTAGGCATTTTCATTACCAGCTGGCCATCATTCAAAAGATCGATCTTGGTTTGATCCTTATTTGGTACTTCCACCCCGACCAGACTCGTCCCCATGATCGGCGCTTCGATACGGATGGTTTTAGCTTCCAACGCCAGCGCCAGATCCTTGGCGTGGTTCTCGTAAGCGCTCATCTTGGTGCCGCGCTGCGGCTTCATTGTGTAAAGCGTAACGCTGGCGCCGACGTGCGTTTTTTCCATTTGCACCGGCAAGGCAAACTCCTGAAGTTTCAGCCTGATCTTCTCTTCAGCCGGCAAGAAAGCGTTATCGATTTTAGTTGCGGCAGATTCAATGAATTTGCGCTCTTCGATCACCACCGGCGTATTCTTGTGCTCGATCATTAACGGCGTTTGAATGTCAATCAGATTCATCACATAATCCTTGAAGCTCTGATTTCCGTTCATCATGTCGCTAAAATTGGGAAGGTAGCGGCAATCAGGTCGGGCGATCTCGGCCGTGCATTCGTTGTAAAGGTTATAAAAGGCCTGAAAATAATGCACATGCTTTTTATAATCAATCACGTATTGCTGCAACTGCGCCGTCTGGTCCTTGTTCTTGCTCAATTTATATTCGTCAAAAATCATCCGCCGCGGCGCCTTGCCAAAAACTTCTAAAACGACATGAAAGCTAAACATCGATTGCAGAAAATACGCTGCGCTTTCCTCTTCCCGGTCGGTATATGACGAAATGAATTTGTGATCGTGAATATCGATCTCGCCATCCGCGTCTTGGTCGACAACATCGATTATGCATTTAGCCGGCAGCGCCAATCGCACTTCGCCAACATGAATAAATACCGTTTCGTTTTTTTCGATACCGACAATTTTGTTGAATTTCGGCTTTTCGGTGAGGAAGATATTGAATCCATTCGTGAAATCCTTGAGGATCTTCTCGCGGCTGCCGGTCTTGCCAAAATCAATGTTCTCGTCCTGGACACCGAAAATATACGCTTGCCCGAAATCGATCGCTTCGTTGATCTTTCCGTTTTCCAAGTATTTGGCGGCGGCGATATGACAGGCCTTGCCCACCACGCTGGCCGGTGAATTCGGATTATCCCAAACCTTCATCACATACTCCTTTTTCCACTGCATCCGATTGCGCAAGAACGAAAGCATCGAGCTGTAACTCCAATGATCGATAACGTAGGCCGCCGGCGATGCCGTTTGTAATTCTGTTTCCATGTTTATTTGACCAACTTGCGCGGTCTCTTGGGCATCTCAACCTTTTCTCCCTCCACAATTTCCGCTTCTTTCGGAATAAAGTCATCCTCAGACTGCGGCGGATCGCTCTTCAATCCCAACGCCGCCGCCAAAGCGCTTTTTTTGGCGGTGATATTCGGTTCAACCGGTTTTATGTTTTCCGGTTTAGCATCAACGCTTGTCGGTTCATCCTTGACTTCCTGTTCAACTCCCACCGCCTCGATCTCTTCTTTGATCTGAATGCCGTGCAACGCGTCCGGAACGATAAACCGCGCCACCATGCCAAACACGCGATAGCGCAACATCGATTCCGGGAATTTAACCCAGACATCCTTGCTGGCTAATCCGCGTAATCTTGCTTGCTCGATCGTAAATGTCTGTTCAAAACTCGCGCCATTATCTTTGCGCGTGATCTTCACGGTTGCCGTCATGCCGTTGCATTCTCCCCATTGAACGATATGCCCAGCGCGCACCACCTGCGAGATCACTGCTTCGCCATACATTGTCAGGCGGCCGTTAACGAAGTAATACGCCCCCAAAGATTCCAGCGGCTGCAATCCGGACTCATATCCGGCCTGCAGCACCATCATCAATTGCGGTGCGTTCTTGATCGTTGACGGCATCGCGCCGCAGCTGATCCACGTATCGGACATGACCTTCATCATGTTCCAGCGCTTGGGATTCATCCAATCAAGCGCTTTGCTTTCCGCATCCCGAATATATTGTTCGGATGGCGCCCCGAGTTCGTTCATAACGTCCTTCTTCGCGGCCGGCGGCTGCGGAGATTGAATCACTCCTTCTCCGGTTGTGGCCGGATTCTGATTTTCGTTGTTTTCCATTAGATTAAGGATTCAACAACGGTGGTAAGCGGAACTGCCCCACCGCCGCTGTTGAATGTTCCCCTTTAGTTATTTACTCCGCGTTTCCCTAATAGTGAAAAATACTTAACCTAAAAATATCTTCGTTGGCTTGATTTTCGGGACAAGGATTTACTGTCCGGATATAAACCTTTTCTCCAACACATAATTTATCTTTCGTAATGCTATCCCAATATTCTTGGCCAGCGGTAGAAAACAGATCGCCCGGATTAAGTTGTATCGCTTTAATTTTTGTTGCGACGATTTTCATTTTTTATTTGCTTATTCTTTCTTGATGATCCGCCGCGGCTTTGGTCCATTCATCCCGCGGCTGGCTGGTAACTATCAGCGCTAACGCTTCGGCAACCTTGCGTTGGCTTTCTTCTTCTTTTTTGGTCATGTTATTAACCCTGCACCTCCTTGCTCCTCCACAAATAAATTGCAGAGATTATCACTGTCGCAATACAAGCAATTTCAAGTACCATGGTTTTTGGGTGTTGCAAGAGTTTAATACAAGGCATTCGACATTTGTGCTCAGCGGCTTTCCTCCCGGCCGCCGAACTATAAAAAAAGCCCCGCTTGGTTAGCGGGACCTTTTTAGGTCCTTTTTAATTATATTGACTACTTATTCCACCACGTCTATCCCCATGTTCCTGGAATATCCGCGGATGGTTGTCATCAATAGAATTCGCTAACCAAAATATACTCCAACAATTACACTTTACACCCTACATCTTAGCTGTCAAGTCCTTAGTTATCCACAACTTTTGACTTTACTTTTGCGGTTTTCCCCCTCTTTTTTCTTATTTGCGAATAATATTCAATGCCGCGTTGCGCTTTTAGCGCGTTGCCTGCCTTCACGGCGCGATCGTGAAAATATTCCTTTAGGACTTTCGCTTTGTCTTCAGCTGAAATTTCCATAGTTTTATGATATCAGCTTAACTGTTTCATCGCCTTTGTCAATCTGGCGACATAAGAATTTGTCGTATTGCTGATCAATTTTTTTTCCGAACAACCGTTCATATTGATAAGAACTCTGCAAACTTGCATGTCCCAAAACACTCGAAATTACGGCACATTCCGCGCCATTTTCCGTCAGATCGCGAGCCAGGGCGTGCCGCAGCGAATGTGAATTGAAAAGATAATTGAACCCGGCCATCCGCGAATAGCGCCGGTACCACTCCTCCATTGTCCTTGTCGTTACCCTTTTTAACGGCCCAACGTAACCTCGGTAGTTTTTCCGGCAATTGATGAATAGTGCATCCGGTTCGGTTACTCCCATTTCCTTAACCAGATTTTCTCGCGCCTTAAGCCATTTTTCAATGTGATCGGCTACCCGCGGATCCCGGTTCCAACGAACTCGCCGGATAGGACATTTACCCTTTGATTTCGATGTGATGATCGTCGCTCCGTGCATGTCGTCATGTAGGCCGCTGATATCTAATCTACAAACTTCGGAGATTCTCATTCCGGATGCCCCTTGCGTCAAAATGGCCGTTTTATTGCGGAAATGATAAAAATTGTTTTCCGGGATTGCCGCTAAAAACGTTTCGTAATCGTCACGATCGGCAACCCGCGGGAAAACAAATTTTTTCGGCCACAATGGAATCGATCGATAATTTAGAACATCGAAGCCATCATTATAATAAAACTCGAATAATTTCCGCAATGATACAGCTTTTTTTAAAACCGTATTCGGACTCATGAAATCCTCCGGATTCACTTTTATTTTTTTGCAGCGTTCCAGAAATCCCACAATATCACCCAGGGTCACATTTTCAATTTCCACGTCACGCATATAAAGCGCAAAATACCCAAGATTAATGCTATCCATCTCCAGTGATGTTTTGACGACTTTCAAGTGCCGATAGTCCAAAAACTCGCTGATCGCGTCATATAATTTCATGTAAAAACGGCAAACCGCCGAGGCTAATCGACGGAATGCCGTGCGGAAATTCCGCACTTAAAGTTTAGCATAAACGTTGTTAGCCTCAACCTGTGTTTTTCCACAAGTGATCCCTTCCGGGACAACGATGAATTAAATTGACCACTTTATATCACTATTTGCGATTTTGTCAACAAAAAAGCCCCGAAGGGCTTTGTTGCGAGTATTTTATTTGTTTATCCCATTAGCCGGATTGAATTTATCAATTTCCTTGATATTCATTCCGCGCTCCTTAAAAATATTGTCTCGGATAATCACACCGAAAATAGGATAAATTTCGGCGAGATTGATCCCGGCATTAAATGCAAATGTTTTAGTTTCATTTTGTTCTTCAGGCGTAAATAATTCTTCAAAACATTCCTGCGCAATATCCATTGCCACAACTTGAATATCATAAGGATTTACCGGTTTCTTGGATTCCAATTTGGATTTTATATCCTGCCAATGATTACTAATTTTCATTCCCGCCGATATCGCCTTTGCAATATCTTCTCCTTTAATGGTCAAACTAATCGGACTATGAGATTGAATAGTGCTTAGATGCGCTTGATAAAGCAAATCGGTAGTCGCACCAATTTTAGCCAAACTGTCTTTTATGGAATCAATACTTTTGTCTATTTTTTCGTTTTTGCCGTCAAAAATTTTAAATTTTTGAACAATTCCACCGCATTTATATAACAAGACAAAAATAGCAATTAAAACAACTATTAAAGTAAAAACTGCGCCATTGAGTTGCTGCAAGACCTCCATAAATATCGCATCCATATTTTTACTGTTATTTATATTTCTTACAAAAAATGCCCTTAATTCGGTATTAAAGAGCTCGCTGCATCGCGTAATTTAATACTACTATGCAATCTATATTTTAGCAACGCATCGGCCAAAATTGGCCGTTTTTAAAGCGGAATTTTCGTAAAACGGCCAAAAAGCGACCTCCCGGCCGCCTTTTAATTGCTTATAATTGCCTATAATTTCGGTTCCATCCCCGCATCCGCCGCGTCATTCTTCGTGCTAATCCCCGCAATCGTGGTTTTGCCAAATTCCCACAATCCGGTGCCGGCAAGACCACTCATGATCCCGGCCAGCGCGCCAAAAATTGACAGTTCGATAAGCAACAGCCCGAATCCCAATCCGACAATAAGCGAAACTAGCGGCGCGAACCGGTCCGGAGTGTTCAATGCTTTTTTTATCACTTCTGTTACTCCGGTCGCAATCGGAGAAATTAATGTGGCAATAACTATCGCCGCCTGAATTGTTTCTGGTGTCATTTTTTTGTGCGCGTTCGCATCGCGCGATTATTATTAGAGTCCAACGGCCGGCCCAAAAGAGGTGTTGGAATTGTTAAAGATCTCGGACCGGCCGCTTTTCCCGCAAGCCGACAAAGCAATCGGCCGGCGGGAAAAACCTCGGAATCAAAATTGGATTTCACCTTTCTCGATTCCGAAAAATAATAACAGTGGCGCGGCAAGCAACGATGCTTGCGTTTTTGCGGATCGATTGGCGATCCGTCAAGGCCGCATTGCCACATACCTATGCACCTTTCAGTAATATCTAGGCACCCCCTAGACCCTCAAATTCGATCAATCCCAGTACCACCTCGGACTTCGCCTTGCACTCCCTCTGCTTTTTCTCCCGGCCTGTACGTTCGTATTCATCCTTGATCTCCTGGTATGTCGCCACATGGTTCACCTCGTAAAAGAACTATTATTTTTCGTGCAGCGTAAGCAAACGCGCCACACTTAATTCCAACCCGATCGTCCGTCCATCCTGCACAGTATTGCGGGCTTCGATCGCCGCGATCGCCGTTTCAATATGCGCCAAATCATTGCTTTTAATGGTGTTTAACTGCTGCTGAATCAACGCCAGATTTTTATTGATATCCGCGTAACACATGATTATCGGAATCAAAAAGACGACAATCGCAATGACAAACTTCACATCCTGAAAACTGATGAATTTGGGTTTTTCTGTTTCCATATTGACAATTATTCGTTATTGGTTATAATCTTTTAATGGCTTCTACCAGAGCCAAAGCCAGTTTTTATCTGGCGGGAATTTCTGGTAGAATTCTCGCTAAATAAAAGCTGGTTTTTTATGTCAGATGAAACTTTAATTTTGGTCTTTGGGATTGCCCTGGCTTTGATAGCCGCCTCGAATCCCTGTAAATTTGGAATATGAAAAAAATATTATTGATTATTGGTTTGTTGTTTGTGAGTTCCCCTGTGTTGGCTTTTACCGAAACTTGGGGCGGCGAAAAATGCGAATATGTGAACTATCTTTCGCGTTGTTGCAATGACGGAAACGTTATGTATTATGCGGACAATTCGGAAACTTGGTGCCATATTGACTGGAAATCGAATGCTTGTTTGGATGACAATGGGGCGCTTTTATTTACTCATAAGGGTGTTTCTTTGTTAAATACTCTCAATGGTAACTATACAAATTCATTCACCAAAGAATTGTATTACAAGGGAAAATCGACAACCTGCCCGGTCAGAATGATCTATCGCAATCCCGGTAATTCCCCGATCGCGGCGTTTGCCCATTATGAGAATGACGTTTTGCTGGAAAATCAGTCATTCAATACTCCCAAGAAGGCCCCGGAGGCTGATTTTGCCAACCCCACCAAGACAACTTCCGTCCAAACTGTTAACAATAAGACCGGACAAACAATCATCGTAACCGTCAACAAACCGGTTGTTTCCACGGATGGAATCATTAAGCCAAAGACTACGCCCGCGCTTTCCAACCAATATTGGACAATGAGTAACGAGCAAATGTTAAATAAAATCAAAGAACTGATCGCGATGATAAATCAACTTCAAGCAAAATTGGCGGCGACACAAGGTAAATAATTGTGTGATTTTTACATATTTTTATGGGTATAAAAGATTGTTATACGACAATTGCAGCGATATTTGGTGTTATAATTTTTATCGGAATTTATCTTTATTCGATTGTTGAACATGGATTAATTGGTATTGCTTTAGGTTGGATTCCCGCAATTATGGCAGGTGGATTTTTAGGAATGTTATGGCCATTACTTTTAATAGGAATAATTTTTGTTTTCAAATTTATTTAGGAGGCCAAGGTTCTCCGTATTGTTGCCCCTTTCCGGGGGTTTTTATTTTTCCCGCTGTTCCTCCTTTCCATCCGGGCATCGGCGTCCCCTTCGGAGCCGGTAATAAATATTCTTGTTGCAACATTTTCTGCCCAGGTGCCGCCTTTCGAATAATACCCGATGTATCAGCAGGCCCTTTCATCGGTATTCCTTCAGGTGCTTCTAACAATAGTCTGTTCGATCTTTCTTTGTTGAGAGAATTGATTATCTCATCCATTTTTGAGATTATTTTTTCTTCCGACATGCTCGAATTTAAAACAGCGTCAAGTTTTTTATATTCGACAAGTTTTTTTTGCAACGATTTTTCCAAATCAATCGCATTTTCCATTTTTAGGCCTCCCCCCCTGGGAATAATAAGCGATCTTAACGCCCCGCCAACGGTATGAAACGTCAACAAATCGGCTAATTGACCAAGTTTTCTTCCCGCAGCTTCTCCAAACCCTCGTTTAGCCACTCGCTGTTTTAAATCATTGACCTTTTCAACCATGTCATCTGACAAATCACGCAAGCGAATCATATCCGACAGTTGCTTGTCCGCTTCATCGAAAATGGGATTTTTAAATAAAGATTTGGCCGTATTTTTAATTCCTGTTCTTGTATTTTCAACTGCCTGGCCTGAAATGCTTGTCGCTGGTTCCCCCATTTTCGTGAACGCTTTTCCTTTAAACTCATTACCATAAACTTTCGCCAATTTGTTCAATTCTTCAACGGTCAACCCTTCGTTCATTGCTTTATTCCTTAATTGATAAATTTCCGCCTTGCTGATTGGATCGTTTATTTTGGTGTAAAGTTCGTCCAAATGGTTGAAAGCGTCCTCGATATAATTGTGTTTGATACCTTTTCCACCAACAGATTCAGAAAAATTCAAATCTTGTAATCTATGCGGGGTTGGGTCTGCCGCCAATGTTTGATCTAATTTGTTTGATAAATTTTCTATTTCTTGAGTAGTTTTTTTTGACAAATCATCGTAAGTTTTTACTCCTTTGGTATCAATAAAAGAAAGAGCGCTTTTTGATTTTTGAATATCATCAGCTTTCCCTTGGGCAATCGAACCGGCTAAACTTTCTGTTTTTGTTTCCGCTTTTTTAGTTATTCTGTTGTTTATCATCTTCGGAATCCATGTCTTTTCCACCAATTTGGAAACCGGTTTCATTAATTTTTCCGTTGCCGCCACCGGCAATAATCCTAAAGGATCAAGCATTTCCCCGCCCACCGCCAACGGAATGTTCCCGCCCTCTTTTTCCGCCTTTAAAGCGGCTTCTTGAGCTTTTGAAAAATATCCCTGCATTGGTTCTTGATATGCCGGACCAGGAATTGTCGTTTTGTCCGGAACAAGACTCGGAACAAGAAAACTTCCTTTTCTTGCCATGCTACCCAATTCGCCAATAGTCGGAATAACTTGCGCCGCGGGACGAACAATAATATCCGCCAAAGCGCCGCCGAATTGAGCTATCGGATTGTTAAGAAATTTGCTCGCCTTGTCGCTTTCTGCTTTATCTTTCGAGTTCATATCCGAAAGCAAATCAAACTTTTTTTGTTTTTGTTGCGCTTCCGCCGCCAGTTTGCGCGAAAGCCGCCCGTTGCCTGTTGGTTGCCCCTGTTGCTGATTGATTGCATTAAGTTTGTCGGTAAGCCGTCCCATAGTTTTATTTTTTATCAGGAATCAAAGTGTAAACTTTTGACGCAATCTGACTTTGCGTAAATTCGGGATATTCATTAACCAAACTGGCAATCAACAATTCACGGGTTTTAAACGCGCTTGCGTTTGAGACAATATCATCTTCAAGATCGGCAGAAGGGTTGTTTGTTGTGGTCGTTCCCGAACTATAAGATGGCGTAAAACCAGACTGATATTGGCTCCATGCTCCACCAAGTCCCAAAGTTTTTGCTTGAGATTCGTATGATTTTGCTTTCGCGGTTGCCGCCTGGCTGATAGTTGCAATTAATTCTGACGCCGCGGATGCAATTTGTTTTGCAACTTCCGGTCGGACGATCTGACCATTTTGGATTTGCTGGACATAATTTTGCAGTTTGCCAACTTTAGAATCAATCGAATTAACCAAAGACAATTCACCTTCGCGCACCGCTGATTGATAAGTATCAAGAGCTTGTACATACGAATAAACGAGATTTAATTGTTTAGCTCCATTCCCCGGATCTTTGTTGATCGCGTCAACGGAATTTTTAAGGACGACCGTTCGATCGCTGGCGGCAATTAACGGCGAAGCGTTATATTTTGTCACCAAACTATTAAATAATGAAGCCTCGCCACTTGAAAGCCCGCTACTGCCAACTCCGGCTTTAGCGATAGCCACTTTTCGGTTAGCATCAAGCGTTTGGTAATCGTTATAAGTTCCGGTATAACCATTCTTTTTTGCATACTCATATTCTTGGATTGATGCTGTAGGTGTTTTGGTCGTATTTAACCCCAGCAAATCGTTAACCGATCCGCGCGCCTCCAATTCTGTTTTCAACAGCGTCAAAGGATCATAAGCTGCGGATCTCGCCGCTTCATTAGCCGCGGTGTTCGATGCCGCCCGGGCGTTTAAATCCGCCAAAATACCCTCCTGCTCGCTAGCAAGGCGCTTTTCGGCAAGATTGCGGGTATCAACGATCGCATTGTAGGCATTGGTCGTATCGCCCACCTCGCGCGATCCTTGGCGTTCTATGACTGCTTGGCGGCCGATCTGGATGCCCTTGGGCGCCAGTCGGTTACTTTCAATATCAATATCGCCTTGAATCCGGCTTTTAAGGTTAGCCAGTAAATCTTTGGTCTTGGTTAATTCCGTGTCAAAATCCGCCACCTGCGTCTTTAGCGTGGAAACGCCGCGCTCGTTTTCGAGTTTCGCTTTTTCTGCAGCATAGTCAAAAGTTGTCGGTTTGTAACTGTTCGCACCACTCAAAGCTTTGGAAAGCCGGGAAATTATATCGGCTTCCGCGCCTGCCGATCCGGTCGTATCTATACTGCCGAACAGATCGCTTGTTTTAAACGGCTCCGATGTTAGAGGGTTGGTTTTTGGCAAACTAGCAATTCCCGCGGATATTCCGGGAATTTGTTTGCTGATATTGCCTATTGATTTGCTAATTGCGTCAAGTTGGGATTGAGGTAATCCCGCGTATTTAATTTGTCCTGTCACAGGTGTATTTACCGGCAAACTGCTTTTAACGGTATTGATAACGCTGTTATTCGTGCCAAAAACAGTCCCTTGCGTCATGGTCTTGCCACTTGCCTTATCGACAAATGATTCTCCGGGTTTTAATTTCTGGCCTGTATTAGTATTATAATTTATGATTTGTGCCATTTTTTTTAAAATTAAATGTGTGGAGTAATTAAAAGAGTAGTAGAATTTATCGCCCGACCTATTTTTGAGTCTCCTTCCCCGGCTACGGATATTTGCCCGGCAATATTTTTTAAGCCGTACGGTTCACCCGGTTCCAACGAAGAAAATCCGTCTTGTTGCTGAATGCAAATCGGAACCGACTCATCTGCGTCAACTTCTTCATTAGCGAATCCGACAAATCCTACGGTTCCTGCTGTATCTAACGAGCAGGAATAATATATTTTCCCCGCCGTTGGAGTTAAAAATAATTTTGCGTCAAAAGAATAATTAGGAAGCGCGGACACCCAAGATGAACCATTGTGATAATAAATAGTTTGTCCGTAATTGACCACAGAAACTTCATGGCAATCAATTAAATAATAATTTGAATTATCATTGCCGCCACTTCGTTCTGCAACCACCCAATAATATGTTCCTTCCGCATACTGCAAAGCCGAAGCTCCCAAAGCTAAATCATATTCAACGTAATCCGTAGTCAGATCTCCACCTGCTTTATCGGCAAAAGCCGTTCCATTGGCCCAAGTTCCGTCTGGGGCCGACGCCGACCCGGATTGAATTCCAATCCGTAAATTATCTACGGGCGTGCCAACTTTTTTAAGTCTAATTTTGGTAGAGTCTAATTTTAAACCGGATGGATTGAATTTTGTCGCATATTTCGCCCAACCGCCAACTCCAGTTGCACCCACTATAGCTTCGTACTGAGTTCCAGTTCCCAACAATCTTATCCGTTCCGTTCTATCACCGTTGGAAATTATCACCGCGGGCCAAACGCTCCCTCTTTTAGTCAAATTTTCTCCTGCCGTTACCGCCCCCGCGACCACTGTTTTCCCGGCTTGCACCAACTCCGTACCGTTCCATTTAATATATTTCCCAGCCGATATATTTCCAGCAAACAATTTCGCATAATTATTATCTGAATCATCAATTCCCATCGCCACTACGCCGTTACCGTCCCAAGTAGCGGCATTGAATCCAGTTGAAGCGATATAACAATCGCCTGCATTATTTGTATATGCCAATATGATTTGTTGGCTCACGATCTCTCCCGCGACGATCATACTGGCGGAAACAACGCCCATCTCCCCATCGCCGTAAAAAGCAGCCACGGTCGCTCCCGCAACTTTTACCAATATGCCTGTGGGCGATAACCAAATACCATTGCTCTCATCGGTTATGATCTTCAGCCCACCGCTCGCGCCAAAAGTAAATTCGCCCAAAATCTGTTTGGTTGCAGTGTTTAGCGCGTCATCAATAAAATGATGGTCGATAATTACTCCAGCCACGTCCGCGACAGTCTGGGACATAGTTTTAGCGTCTGTCCCGGCAATATCGGTAGAGCCGTCAATTTTGGAACCGGAAATGTAATAATTATTCAAAACGCCGCCGAATTTGGCTTCTTCCAAAATCTGCTTGAATGTTTTGTATTCAGTTTGTTTGACGTTTGAATAATCCATAAAAATAAATTACCAAGATTCGCCGCCGATGTGATCATCGATCCTGAAATCATTGATATTTTGCGTCGTGTCCGGCGAAGGATCTAAATACATACCTTCGTTTTTTTGCAATTCATTTTTAAGCATTTGCCCCAACAATCCGCCCCGGACCGGCGAAAGGCCGCGCTCAAAACCTCCATCATAGAGCATAAAATATCTGTCCGCGCGATTCACGTCCTGTTCATTTTGCGAAAAATAAAGCGCCAACGGCCGGTAGATCATCAGGTCGTGATATTGTTCCGGTATTAGCGAAAACTCGCCGATGGTATAGGTTTCCGTTCCCGCGGCGATACTTGCTCCCTCATATGGCTTTACCAATTCCAAAGCCGTGTCGCTTGTGATTGAACTGATCTCATACCAGCGATAATCGCCGGTAACGCCATCGATCCGCAAAAACTGATTATCACAAGGTTTGCGCGTCAACCAGCTAGATCCGCTTCCGACAATCGATTCGTCGGTGATTGTCGCAGTTACAATCGTGCCGGTCGTGTAATCGTCCTGGCTCAATTCCTTGCCGCGCTTGCGCCCCTTGATCGTGATCGTGCTTCCGGTCGTTGCCGGTGTCGGATATAAATAAAGCAAATTTCCTAGCCGGTAATAATACTGGCAAACATCCGATTCCCCGCTGTTCAAAGAAAGTAAATAATTCCAAAATCCCGCGTCCTCGATCGGTGTTGGCCGGTAAATCGTGCCGCCCGCGGTCGTAACGATCACGGTATTTATTTTCCGCAAAGTATTCGGAATTTGATAATAATTTGTGCCGTCAATCGTGGTTTTTGTGCCGTTATATTCCAAAAACGGCCACGGCGCGGCACTTAAAACCAACCCTTGCGTATCGTTGATATTTTGCTTGAATTCCGCCACTTGCGCGGTGCTCTCATCGGCGGACTTGGTTTTAAGTGAAGAATAAAGATTATAAAAAGATTTCATAAAATTATAGACTTCTTAAATTGACATCATCAATGAATGTTTCGCGAATTTTCACCGGCGCGCTGGTACTTCCGTTGGTGTGGTCAAATTCCAACCGGAAGTTTTCCGCGTTACATTTGGGATGGAAAACTTTTTTTGTCACCGCGCCATCAACCGCAAAAGAAATTGTGCCTGTCCAAAGCGCCGTCCCTTTATTGTCGCGCAAGGTCAAATCCACGCGCGCGCCGCTTGCCAAAACATCAAAATTAACCACAATAGTATCCACTCTTGACGTTCTTTCCGGACCCGAACTCATGAACTGTTTGGTTTTGTAGTTTGAATCCGTTGCGTAACCATTGGCTACCGCCAGGCTGTATCCGGTGGTCGAATTGTGCGATGCCGCGATCAACTTCCCGAACGGGCAAGAAATCCCGCCCACGCTAGACGTATGCACCGGCGTTGCCAGATAAGCAAAATCAACGTCCGTTTCATTGTCGATCGGACCATAAGCGTAAATTTCCGAACCCGCCGCAAAAGCGACCGAACTGCCAATTTTTGAAACCTGATAATAAGCAGGCAAGGTTCCGTCAAACGATCGCAACGGTTCAACTTTATTTCCGGAAACATAGCCAAAAAAATTGATCGCCGTACCATCAAAATCAAAACATTGATACCAGCAGAATGTCGTCCCAAGCGCAGTCAATAATGCGCCAATCCTTCCTTCAACCGGCACCGGATTGTTCTCCCAAGTATCGCTAAACCCGTCCCATCGATATATTCCCGATTGATTGTTATTTGCGCCGGAAATATTCGGCCGGTTTGCACCGATATAGACCAAGTCATCATTCCAGGTCAAGCTTTCCACAACGCAATCCGCCCATAAATCCAAACCTTGCGCCACGTCCGTTGTGCCGTCTAAAGAAGCAACATATCGTCCATTGGCGATATAGACATTGTCATCTCCGCCATTGATCATCTGATGACTTGTGGCGCTCAATGCCGCACCTACCAGCGCCGATGTCCACCAATCATCATCGAAAGTTGCGTCAAGATTGAACATCCCAATATTGCCCGCGGTTGACGTATTGTAGGAATAAAGAAGTTGACTGTTATAATGGCAAACATCTTCGCCCGAAACTCCCGTCCCCGCGATCGAATGCGGCCAGATACCGGCATTAATAACCGCCGTGGCACTGAATTTATGCAACAACGCGCCTCCGGTTGCATAAGCCACATTTGAAGCCACGGCGGCCTTGGAAATGCCCCGGATTAATGTTGTGACCGCGCCTACCTCCGTTCCCGCGGTCAGGTCAACCAATTTCGGCCCCGGCGCCATGCAAGAAGGATCAAAAAGGCTGATATTTTTCATATCGCCTGCCTGCTCGATGTTGCCGTATGCCGGATAACTATTTTTGTGCCACTTCGGGGCAAACCCCTTGTGCCTCCGGATTTGGATTGGGAATTGTGCCATCTTCTTGTTTTTTAGCGTTTTCTTTTTCAATCTCATCAATTAAAGTCAAAGCACCGGCGATCTGCTCATTTTTTTTCGCCAACTGTCCCAAAACTTTTAAATTTTGGTTATATTCCGCCACCAATTTGTCTTTTTTTTCTTTTAAATCCATATTATTTTTTTAAATTGTTTATTGTTTCCGTATTCTCCTTGACCACTTCTGACTTCCCCGCCTCTGCCTTCGGTTGCACCGCTTGCAGCGTAACCGCCACTTCCTTTCCGTCCTTGTCTTTAAAAGTTTGCGTCACCGATCCGCTTTTCACGGCTTCAACAAAAACCGCGGCTATGCCGTTGTTGAAAGCGTTGGTCAAGAATTTATTGAGCAATTGCAATCCAAGGTAGTAGACCCATCCTGAAGCCAGAAAAACGATAACGAGCGATACGATGATAGTTTTTTTGTTCATTTTATTTATTGCAAACAGCCTCAAGTTTGTTGAGGCGTTCGGTTAATGATTCAATTTGTTTCTGTTGCTCTTTGTTTTGCTCCCACTCAAGCGTTGTGATTTTTTCATAGTTCAAACCCTTGATTCCGTTATCCTCGAAGGTCAACCCCTTCACTCCATAGGGTTCAAACATCTGCGCGGTAAAGCCTAAATCGGTGTAATCGCCTTTCTTTTCGTCTTTCCATTGAAAGTTTACCGCCTGAATCTTCGGGTCGCTCAACATCTTCATCGCAACATCGGAACCAATTGGGGTGATATTCTTTTTCAGTCGTTCATCGCTGGCAGGTGCGCTAAGCAACCCATTGGCGTCCGCAACAACGGTACGCGAACCAGAACCCGCAAGATTAGCGATAGTCACGGTTCCCGCCGCAGCAATCCTCATCCGTTCAGTATTGTTGGAAGCGAATAATACCGGACCGTTCTGATAGTTCCAGAACTGCAGCGAAGAATCTGAAGAAGAATAAGCGAATTGCGCTCCATAAGTTGCGCCCGTATAAAAATCAACCGTCGAATAACTGGACGTATTCGCAGTCACCCGTAAAGAACCGACTCCGGCACTATTTTGGACTTCGAGAATCGCCGCGGGCGCGGTTGTCCCGATACCAACCTTGCCGTGATGGTCAATTCTCATCACTTCTGTCGCCACACCAGATATTGCAGTGGAAAACTGTAATCCAGTTTCATTAACAGATGAAGAAAATGTATTCTCCGCAATGGCAGCGATTGACGCACCGGTTAAATTGGCGTCCGATCCTGAAGCGTCAAGCGCGGATCTGAAGTTAATCCGGCCAAGGATGTCATTGGCGACAGTGGAAGTTTCTTTGGAAGATAAAGTGAGAACCGCGCCGGTGGTCGTCAGTCCGTTCTGAATCTCTACAATCGTGAAAGGAGCGGTTACGCCAATACCGACATTTCCGACAAAAGAACTGTCATTCGCGCCACTGACGGTGAGTACGCCATTGATCGTATTGTTCCCAGAAAAAGTGGCGTGATCGGCAAAGTACAACGCGTCCGCGTTGTCATTTTCGTTGTTTTGGAAAGTCAAACGATTGTTCGTAACGTCGTAATATGTCTTGGATCTGGTCGTTCCGCCTTCTTGGAAGTCAAATTCGGGATTGCCGCTGGCCGCATCGATGTAGAACAGCTTGCCCATATGGATATAACCGTTCACATCGAGTGCCTGGGCCGGGCTGGTTGTTCCAATCCCCACCCTTCCGGCAGAAGTATCAACCACCAAATCATCAGTATTCACAACAAAATCTCCGGTAGTCGCAAGGGTAATCGTCGCCCCCGAACCGCTGGCGGGTTGCAAAGTCAAAGCCCCGGAAGCGGTGATAATCTTGGGCGTGGTAATGTCGGTGGTGAATACCGGGCTGGTAGCAGTCGGTCCAGTTCCCAGAGCCACTGTACCCCCCGCAAATGTTAGGGTGTCAGCCGAATGAGTTAGCGTCATGTCCGCAGTTGACGGCGCAGTTGACCAAGTAATTACCGAACCGTTCCCCAAAAATAAATCTGACCACCCGATTGCGGCGGTTCCTAATGAATCGGTGTTGTCGGTATCGCTTGCAAGTGTTGTATTAATCGCCACAGTGCCAAGATTGGAAAGAGTATTCGTCGCCCCACCGATGTCAGAAAGCAACTCCGAGTAAGAACGCCCCTCTAAACCTGTTGTGGTGAATTTAGCGTAATCATTATCCGCCACATCCGCGGCGTTGATTTGGACTTTGTTGGTGTCGGCGATTCCAAAAGTCAACGCGGTTTGAAAATATGAAGTATCGTGACTATCCAGCAAATCAGAATCCGCGGCCTTGCCATTAGCGGCCAAATACGCAGTCGAAGCCGTAAAAGCCGCTGTACCCAATGCGCTGTCACTCCACGCTACATCAGTTGCGGTGGCTTGTAATACCTTGCCTGTAGGTGAAGCGGGAAAAGCTAGTCTAGACCACTTCGGGGTTGAATTACCAACCATCACATCGCCTCTGGCCACAGTATCGGCCAAAGTATCACCGTGGGTCGTGGATAAGAGGTTGTGGGCGGAGCTGGTATTGCAATCAGCCGCGGAGGCCGCAAACTTGCCATTCGCGTCAATGTAGGCGCAACGATTGCCGACACCGGCAAGTGAAGGTATCTCCAAACCCCAACCGCTTGAAACTGGTTTAAGATAACCGCTGACGGGGTACCACAATTCGCCCGCGGCTTTGGCAGTCGAAGCAATAAAAATTATTAACAAAACTGCCAATATAATATTTTTAAAAAAATTATTCATTTTAGTTTTCATAATAAAAACTTACGCCTTCAAGATTGACCATGCTGTCTAAATAAAGAAGATTAAGATTTGAAACATTGAACCATTCGAATTGAGTCGGAAAAAGCGGCGCTCCCGCCCTTGTTGCCAACGCCGCAACCACGGTTGACCCGCCGACAACCACCACGCCAGTATTGCTTTCCAGCGCGGTAATCCTCACCCGTTTGCAAGGCACGCTGGTTGCCGATAATTGCACCCTAGTCCCCGCGGTTGTTACGGCTTTTATTCCATTCCCGACCGCGGTATATCCTTGAATCTCGGCAATCGCGTCCGTTTTACTGCGTTTTGTAATATCATCGAGCCGAAATCCCATTGTTTCTTCACCAATAGCAGTAATTCCAAGCGACGCTTTGCGATTATTATTATCTTTTTTGGCGGTTTCACTGGCCATTTTATTGGTTTAATTTAATCAAAATGCGTTTTAACGATTGTTCTTTTTCCGAAACTTGGGATTCGCGCACGCTTAATTCCAAACTCATTTCCTTTTGCGCTTTTTCTTTTTCGGCAATATCCGCTTCGCGCTTGGCCAATTCCTCAACTTTCCCTTTTTCTCCCAGGTAAATATCCGCCATTTTGTCGGTTTTCACTTTCAATTCCGCGCAATTGTCCTGCAATTTCTTTTCCGCGTCTTTAAAGCGCAAAATTTCCGCGGTCAGAACATCAATTTCCTGTTTTTTGGCGAGTAACTGCGTTTCGAGCTGTTTGACCTCCTCCTGTTTTTGGATTTTGGTTTTGTCCAATTCGCCGATCGCCAATTTCCACATTTCGTCAAATTTCGTTTGCAATTTTGCAAACGTGTCCTGACCCAATTTATCGATGTCTTTTTTGAACTCTTCGTAAAATTGGTTAAACATTTTTAATAATTTCATTTACCGCGTCGATACGCGTTAACGATTCCTTTTCTTTGCGTTTAATCCAAAATTCAAACTCTTCTTCGTGCCGCGCGATCTGATCTTTAAACGACAAATGATTAAACCTGTCCGCGGTTTGGATTTCTTTTCCCAAAAAATCGTCGCGATCGGTGAAATTATATTCTTTGTTGCGCCTGCTTTCCTCAAAAAGCTGTTGCGCCAAATGCAAACTCACCTCGCTTGGAAGATTCCGCGTTTTTCCGGGTTCCAAAATAATATCCACGCCGTTATATCGGCCGGTGAAAGCGCGCTCCAGTTTATTTGTGATTGGGGTTGTGTTCCAAATAAGCATAGATTTAGGCAGTTACGCCGCACATATTAACCTTGCATACACTTGTTCCGTCAATGGCGATTGTCACCGCCGCGCCCACAGCGCCTTTAAACGGTGTTTTAAATTGATAGCCAAAATTACCCGCACCAACTTGAAATCCGATAGTTGTTGTGCCGTCGGTCAGGGTGCAAACCGATCCCGCCTTATCGCTGGAAACGATAATATCGGTCACATAATGAGATTTTCCCTCGGTTGCGGCCGCCGCGATTGTGGCCGCGGTCGCGTGGGTATGAACTAGATTAAAAATTGCTCCATTCGTTGGTAACATAGTTTTTTACGCGCCAGTTTCTTCCAGCGCCATTAATTGTTGCAATAATTCTTCTTTGGTTTTTGTAACGTCAACTTTTGCGCCGCGCTCCTTCAAAGAAGCGATAACGTCCTGTTTAGTAACTTGCACGGGTGCCGCCGGCGCAATTGTTTTTGCCGTGCCCGCGTATTTGGTTTTTAAAGTTTCAAGGTCTTTCACTCGCTCTTGCTCGGGGGTCATTCTGTTGTTGCTCTCATTGGCAATCTCGGTGATTATCTGCTCTTTCATTTTTTCGATTTCGGGTTGTGTCCAAAGCAATATTCCGCCGCGCTCGCTGATTTTCATTGATTTTCTTTGCCGCGCCAGTATTTTTCTGGCCAAATGGGTTGCCAAATGATCCGCTTCCGGGAACCGGCAAGGGTAACTTTCACCGGCAAAAACCGTGATCGAAACTCCCCGAAACGAATGCGTAAACGATTCATTGTCGATATTCGTAAAACGCACTATCCGGCGCTCTTGCGCTTCCGCGATCTGTTCTGGTGTCTGCATATTATTTGATAGCTTCCCGTTAATGGGTCGCCAGTTATAAATAGAGGTTGACGCCCTCCGGCAAGCCCCCTGCCACAAGCAAGGAGCTTTGCGGAAGATTCAACTTAGAGAATATTGATGTCCGCCAAGCACGCTTCATCGCCCGTGCTGGCCGCCACCAAAACCCGCCCGACATAGTTTTCGTCCATCGGGCCTTTCGCGGTCGTGCCGGTGATACCATAACCCTCGGTATCATCACCGGTCGTGATCGAATAATTGATCGTGATCGCGCTGCCGCCACACATAACGCCACCGATGCCGCGCTTCAAGAAATAACCGTAATCGCCGGAAGCGAACGCCACCTGCGCCACGCCCTGAACCGGAGTAATTTCGGTTGTTACCGGCGCTTTTTCGGCATCGGGTTGATGCACGATCGCGAATCCGGAATCAGCCACCGCCAAACCGGTCGTCAGGGCGTACTGCTCGTAAAGTTCCAAGGTGTCGGCAGTATTGCCTTTCACTTTCGCGATCTGGCCCACACCGGTCCCAGTGTTGATGTCGATCCAATGGTCACAATAGGCATTCACTGTCCAACCCGCGGACGCTTCGGTCACATACACTTTCTGGCTCCGGCCATTACTCGAAGACGAAACCGTGGTCACGGTTGTGTTTGCGGGCCGGGTAGCAATCATGTACGCGCTGATCGCTTCGGTCGCATACAAATATTCCCAAATCCGGCCATCCGGAGTTTGGACTTGCTCGTTCATCGACCCCATTTTTACGGTCGGGGTGTCAAAAACCGATTGAAAATTTATTTGTTTCATTTTTTTTGTTATTATTCGCCGTTTTCGCCTTGCCCGACCTTTCACCCGCATCGCGCTCGCTCGCGCATCGGGAAATTCAGCGTCAGCGTTAAGGGCTTATCTCTGCGCCCGGAACTTTGAAACTCTATCGCAAACAGACAAAAACTCTTTACTCGTTGCCGATCCCTTAATTTTATTGCAAGACCAGCAACACGAAACAGAATTTTCAAAAGTATAACCTATGCGGTTATTTTTTCTGTCTATCCCGATATTTTCAGACTCACCACAGTAATAGCAGGTTCCATTAATCAACAATTTAAATTGTTCGTAAGTCAATGAAAATTCTCTATTTTTGCATCTTGATCGATATTTATATTTATCGAATTTTCTTTTCGGTGTTTTATTATACTTCCGAAAATATTGAAGATGCTTTTCTCTGTTGGAATCTCGCCATTTTTTATTTGCTTGATTATGGCGTTTCTTTTGTTCTTCGTTCATAGGCGCAGGGTAAACTCTCAAAACTATTAAATTGTTCAAGGCTATGCTGCCGGAGCAAC